TGTGCTTATCTAACTCTGTTCGTTCAAGTCGTGGTGTAAATCCTTTGTTCGCTACCAATAAAACATCTTCTAATGCATCAAGATCACCATCAAGCATTTCTGCAACTTTATACTGCAGACCAATGTCTTTTGTTTTTCCTTTAATATTTTCTACTGGGACAGCAATTGTTTTGTTGATCTCTCTCATGAATCCCATTCCAAAGTTAAATTCATATGTTGATTTGTTAATCTGTAATTCGTACATGTATTATATCCTCCTAAGCTCCTGTTTTTGGTGTATCTACGAATGTATATGCCTGTTCCTGCTGCTGTGTTGTCACAGTTACATCTCCATCCACACCTGTTCCATTGATACCAAATGTTAAAGAAACCTCTACAAACTCATCTGCATTAGCTGTATATTCGATTTCTGTTAAATACCCCTGGAAATACTTTCCTTTGAATTTGTTATTTCCTGCGGATGCTGGTTCTGCCAGATTAGCCTCCCAAATTTCAATCAATGCATCATCATCTAAAGCCTTTTCCAGTTTTTTAATCATTTCGTCATCTTTCTTTAAGATTGATGTTGCTGTGATCTCCACTTCTGCAGCACCTGGTGTTCTGACAGAACCATCCTTTGTGGCTGTGGAATCTGCATCTTTTGATTTAGTACGGCCATTTTCTGTTGTAAATGCTAACGCTGTACCATTCTGTGTTGCCGCTTCTGATAAAATTCGATACAGATAAACAATCTTCTTGCCCTGCACCGCTTCATTTCCAAAAAGCTGTAAATTTAACATTGCTACCTCCTAATTAAATGTAAATTCTAATTCTAAAACCCCGTGCATCAGGGGTTCTTTCGTTGTTGCGTCTGAGAGGATTCTTTGATTTACTCTTACAAGATTCCAACCAAAGTTTTTTGTTTCTTCGATCTTGTAGCACATATCTTTGATCTCTAATAATATCTTCGATAATGTTCCTCTCTGTCTTGGGTTGTTATGCCAGACATGGATTACCTGGCTGACTGCTCCAAAGACTGTTGTTTTATTTGCTTGATCATTCTGTGTGCTGTCAGCAAGATAAACAAAAGGATACGGGGTTTTATCCGGCGGTAGGAATGTATCATACACACCGATTCCCGTATCCTGATATTTTTCTTTTAGTTTTAACAGCAGCACAGTAAATAGTTCCTGCTGTGGATCCATATTATTTCATTACCTTTTCTAAATCACTTTTAAAAATCTGCTTTTGCTCGCCCAGTGCTGGGCGCATGTACGGTTGTGATTCCATGAAACGTGTTCCATACTCAACATATTCTGCATAATCTGTCGTTGGTGCTACAACCGCAGTTAAGCCGCCATCTTTGATATTGAGGCCAATGCTTCTTTTTAATGTTCCAGTATCTACCGGTACATAATGTTGCGCTTTTTTCTGGAGATCCGCTCCATTCTTTTTGACTATTGTCTTTACTGCATTAAGATCCATGTTCTTTCTTAATTTTGCATTAAGCTGATCTAATCCATTCACCTTAATTCCACTCA